CCATCATCTGAGCACCCAGTGCTACGAAATGTCTAAGAGTCTCATCACGTATCTTTTCTGCGAGTTCTTGCTCCAACCAATCACGTAAATCTTCCATCCTGCTTCCCTCACTTTACTCAAGTATTCTGACTCTTGTATCTTCTTCACCCTGGCAGCTACACCTGTAGAGGTGCACTGGACTGCCAGAGTCTCATCTTTCTTGATGGCTAGGATGTCTATAAACCCAAATAGGTCCTGACGTATCCTAGCGTGTGGATTCCACCTCTCCACAATAGCGCAGGTATAACCTTCCTCTCTGAGGTAGGCTAGAGTGCGCTGTGTGGGAGTTAAGGAACTAGCCATTAAAATTCCATTGCTTGACGAATATCTCGAATTCTCATTTTCAACAATGGTGCAAGGTCTTCTTTTGATTGCTTTAGTCTAGCAATTTCAGATTCAAAGTAACTAATCTTCTCGTCAATGTTTTCTTCTACTGTTGGGTTGTAATCAACGGCATGAGCACTACGAATGAGACTATTTCGTTGGGCCTTTATTTCTTCGTACATTTATTTCTCCTTTTTAATTAAAACGGAATGTCATCGTCTTCACGCTTCCTGTAGCCTGTTTTGGGGGGCTGTCTATAGGAAGGTGTGACCTCTTTAGGTTGAGAGCGTTCTAGGGCCTTTTCCTTGGCCCAGGTGTTCTCTTTGATAGAGAGCATGGGTTTACCAGTGCGAGTCTCTTTTTGCCAGACATCAATCTTTATCTTCTCACCAGCTTTGTAATCCATTTTGAGAATCATAGAGCCGTCAAAGTCAGGGCTTTGCTCGAACTTCTTCATCTCTGGGGGGGTGTAGAAGAGAATGGCGTAGCCTGGTTTCTCTTCAAATTTGTTGTTGTTATCCATGTGTATCCTTTCTGAGTGTGTAACTGGCAAACTCTTTGCCGTTTTGGTTAACCATTTTTGTAAAGATGTTGTGTCCCTGTTTTCTAAGAACTTCGATATGTGCTGCAAGTCTAAAGCTCCCGTATCTGTCTAGTGCCTCCATAGGGGTTAGAGAAGCACCAGACTCCAAGTGTTTCAGAATGTTTGCTCGTTGTGTTCCGTGTCTTGAGTTGTCAGGGACTGCTCTAACTTTGGGTTTGGGTTTACTCCTGCTTTTGCAAGCTCACCTTTCAATTTAATCTTTTGGAAAGAATCTAAGGTTGAGTGGAACTCAGCATTTGCTTGTGACAAACCTGTGAGCTTTTCTATCTTTTGTTCATCAGAGAATTTAGAGCTGTTGTTGATTCTCACAGCCATCTCTACATAGCCATCTGTCCACTCCTCTAGGGTGTGGTATCTGGCATAAGGTTCTTCTGAGTTAGGTAGCATGAGCTTGTATGCGCCATCTGCTTCTTCAATTTCCTCTTCGAGGATTTGTACTGGAGTGTGTAGTACAGGCGCTTGCACCTCTTTGGGATTCGCAAAGTCTGTAACCTCTTCAGGCGTGTAGACACCGACCACACAGCCAGGATAGACCGATCTGATGCCCTCCGAAACACACCTAGCTCTAAGCATGGCACGGCTGTAGTTCCTCCAATTGTCTTTATTCGCAATTCCAATAGCTTTCGCTTTGCTGAGGGTCCACGTGACTTCCAGAGAGCCTCCCTGTGGATGTGAAAAGATTCCAGTAACCACTTCATCTGTGTACTCCTTCCAGTCTACTTTACCACCAGCTTGCTGGAACCTGGCTAACATGGCATCTGCCTTGAGAGCTGGTCTGCCTTGTATGACGTGAAAGTCACGCATGGCTATGGCAGGGTGTAGGTTCTCTGCTTGGCACAGGAGCATGATAGCCATAGCCTCTTCTGTGTTCTTAAAGCCAAACATCTTAGACTTGGCAGCAACCTCTGCCATGGTCTGAATGTCTCCTATAGGTACTAAGTTACTCATCTTTATTCTCCCTTGCTTTCATCATTAAGTCTGCCATTTCATAAGCAGATTTAGAGATAGATTCTTTTGGTGTGTTTTTAAATGCAATCATGGTACCTTGCATGGCAAGGCCAGCAAAGTAATCTCTGAGGTCCATACCCTCAGATTGTGTTGTGGTCCCCAGTGTGGGGTGCTTGTGTGAAAAAGGATAGGCTTTCAAGTCATTGACTCCTTATATTTTCATTTAACCAAAAACCGTCTAGAGCCTGGTACTTCTACCTTAAACTTCTCATAGAGGTCAGGCATAGAAGACTGGAAGAGCTTAGAGTCAAACTTCACACTACCCTTGGCAGACTTCCACGTGGCGAGCACCTTACCCTCAAGAGAGACTAGATTAGCCTTCTCACCCATATAACCTGTGATGAGGGTCTGTAGAGCCTCTTCTTGGGTCTCTAGGGCCTTTATTTGGGACTTGATGGCACTCAGTGACTGGCAAGCCATTTCAACGCTCTGGGAGGCTGTTTTAGAGGCTCCGTCATCAGTGGGGAAGAGTAGCTTTGCTTGCTCTACGGTCTCGGGGGGGTAGGGGTCACGGGTGAGAACACGTGCCCAGACTTCTGCCATCTTGGTGAGCAGCTCCAGTTTCATCTCATCAGTGACTTGCACAGGGAAAAGTTGAAACTCCTGACCACCAAATAGGACCGCCAGATAGACCTTCTCACAACCGTAGACTGTTGCTTCGTGGATACACTGAGCCAAGTCAGCAGGAGGTAGATTTCCAGTCTCAAACTTGTTGCGTACAGCTTGGTTATAGTTTTTGCACTCCACAAGGATAGTCTGTCCATTTTCTTTTCCTACAAAATCAAAGTGTGACCTGAGCCAAGGTTCTTTAGGGTGAGTGATAGCCTCCTCTATCTTGGTCAACTCTACCTGTAACTTGTCTTGGGCCAGTCTACCTATGACAGGCTCCATGACATGGCCCATTTGGACAGCTTCTATACCACTTAAATCGGGTATCTCCAGCATGCCGAGCTTGGTGAGCACCACGTCATTGGCACGTCCATTGGCTACCATACGGGAGTCACCACTCCAGATGGCACTGTTTCTAGTTTCTGGTGTGAAGTCAGACATCTATAGTCTCCTCATTTTTAGCTTCATAGTTAGACCCTACAGGGCCACACACGCCTACAGGGAGACGTTCTACTTTACAGTAGGGTAACTCTGAGGGATTGGGAAGAAAGCCAGTCACAGGGGAGACCTGGGCACCAAAGGTGCATCTGGAGAACTCAGGACTGTTCACGTCTGGCGTGTTGACGTGCTTGCAATTTATACAAATGTTCATGTTTAAGCCTTTCTGATGGTTAGGAAATATCTACTTGAGTAGATGTGTACAGTATACAGTTAGATGATTAGTCTAGTCAACGTTAATCTTAAAGTCCTTTCTTACTAGTCAAGTATTGAATGTCATGGAACGGGTCTACGAGGTCTTCAGGGCGGTTACTGCGCTGCGCTTGTGGCTGCGCTTGTAACCTCTCCAGGGCTTTATATAAAGCTCTACGGGCGTTATACAGGTGCTGAGGATACCTGAGCACCTGATAACTGTCTAATTGGTCTAGAGCCTCTTTTATAAGGTTTTCCATGTTTAGCCTTTCATGTTAGAGATAAGCCCAGTGTGGGTCTGCTGGCGCAGCCCCTGAGCGTAGCCCTCAGCGCAGCGATAAGGGGCGTTATCCCCTGTCACAAACAAAGCCCAGTCTATCAATTGACGGGGCATCTCTTGGCCTGTCTTCACCCAGTCCAAGAGAATGTTAGCTTCTACACGGGACATGGTATACAGGACCTCAACATTATTTTTAAAAACTTGCATGTACATTTACTTTCGGACATGGTTTAACTAACCCGAGAGAGAGCCTCTCAGGTTGTTATCCACAATGTTATCCACTGGGGACGGTGCTCTCGTTTATCTAGTTTAGGGGTTCTTACGCCCCTCCCAGTTTTCACTATCCCGAGGTTTCCCAGGAGATACAAGCCAGGTTCAACACGTTTATCTGTATCTGTCGCACCTACATTTACAAGGGCTGGGTTATGGCCCCGTAATCACGTTTCAGACAATAAAAAAGCCACTTAAAGAACCCTCCCTGTCAGACCCCTGATTACAGGGAGGGAGAGTCTTTTAAGCGGCCTTCTTATTGCGTCTGACTGCAATATGGGGCCACTATATCAAAACTTAATTGGGGTTGTCAATTGGGGCCACTGTCTTTTTTTGGGGACAGTTTTCACAATTGGAACCCTGGCAA